TACCACTACTAATGGCAACACGATATTGGTTGCTGTTTTTTCAGATGGGCCCCCTTTACCCGAGATTCCATTCTCGCCGCCGAGATTTGACACGTCGGGCAAATCACCGGCATAATTTCAACATCGCAAGAATTGTTGGCCCGCGCCCGGAAACCGGCCGCGGGCTTTTTGCATCCAGGCCTTGGATGCGCAATTGCCCGCCGGGATTCCGGGTTCGCACGGCGTGCGCCCCGGAATAATGGTGAGATGCTGTCGATCCGAGAGAAAATCCCCCATGTCAAAAATGTCGATCCTCGATCTCAAGGCCTTGCTTGCTGCCGAAAAATCCGACGCGCTGGCGGCGATCTCGGCCGCGAGGCTGGCGGAGGAGCGCGCCGATGCGATGGATTATTATCTCGGCGATATGCGCAAGGATATGCCGGCGCAGGATGGCCGCTCGCGCGCGGTCTCCTCCGATGTCGCCGACACGATCGAGGGGCTGATGCCGAATCTGATGGATATCTTTGCCGGCTCCGATGAAGTGGTGCGGTTCGAGCCGGTCGGGCCCGAGGACGAGGCGGCGGCGAGCCAGGAGACCGATTATGTCAATCACGTCTTCATGCAGCAGAATCCCGGCTTCATGATCCTGTATTCTTTCATCAAGGACGCGCTGCTCTCGTCACCGGATTTGTCGGGGCGGTGTGGCTCGGCGCCAAGGTCATGCTCGGCAAATGATCCGCACAGTTCTGGTTGTTGCCGCGCTGCTGGCCTCATGTCCCGCGCAGGCCTTTCCGTGCTGGGTTGTGAAGAAAGCCGTCGCGCAATATGGCGAGGCGGCGGTGGAGTCCTGGGCCCGGGCCAAAGGTATTTCCGGCAAGGACATCGAGAAGGCGAAGCGATGCCTCCGCTAGTGCGCGTGGCGAACGCCGTTCGTCTCGATGAGCGAAGCTTTCATGAACCGGCAACAGGTGCGAGATGAAAAAAACGTGCCTGTCGTTGGCTGAGAATCCCACCTACAGGATCCGCGAGGTCGATGGACATGACGAGGAAATCGCCGATACACTGGCGGATCTGCATCGACTGACGTTCTTCAACGGCGCCTGCCTTCCGGATTTCGACCGGGGGCTGTGGTGGCTCGCCTGTCACGAAGCGAAGCCGGTTGCTTTTGCCGGCCTCTTGCCATCGACGCATGCCCACAACGCAGCATACATCTGCCGTGTCGGAGTATTGGAAAAACACCGGGGAAGGCAGCTTCAACTGCGTCTGATGCGCGCGATGGAAGCGCGGGCGCGGCACAATGGCTGGAATTGCGTGGTTTCCGATACCACCGATAATCCGGCCTCGGCCAACAACTTCATCCAGGCCGGCTATCGGCTGTATCTGCCGCAGACGCCATGGGCGTATTCGAATACGCTGTATTGGCGCAAGATTATCGCGTAATCGTCGATCTCGCCGATGACGCGACAAAGGTTCGTTTCGTCCTTCTGCGCCACCCATTCAAAAAGGCTGTAACCCCCCTTCGATTTTGACGGCACAACTCTTTTGGGCGGAGCCATAAAGGGCTGTATATGATGGGGTGGACGCCCCGCCGACGGCATCGATGTGCCAAAGTGGAGGTGTTGACCACCACTTAAGGGAGGCGTCCGTGTCAGAGGTTAGCACAATTGGTCTAGATATCGCCAAGCACGTTTTTCATGCTCACGGAGCGGATGAGCGGGGTCGAGCGGTATTCAGCAAAAAGATCAGTCGAGGAAAACTACTCGATTTCTTTGCAGCTCAGCCGAGTTGCACAGTTGCGCTGGAGGCATGTGGCGGAGCACATCACTGGGCCCGTCAGCTCATCCAACTTGGCCACGAAGTTCGGCTGATTCCGCCAGCCTATGTAAAGCCGTTCGTGAAACGGCAAAAAAATGATGCGATCGATGCCGAGGCGATCTGCGAAGCGTCACAGCGTCCGAGCATGCGGTTCGTAGCCGTGAAAAGCGAACAACAACAGGCGGCGGGTCTAGTGTTCCGGACCCGCGACCTATTAGTGCGGCAGCGGACCCAACTCATCAACGCTATCCGGGGGCATCTCACTGAATATGGCTGGATCGCACCCAAGGGGCCGTCGCATGTGACAATGCTTGCCGACCGGATCGAGGAACAAGAGATGGCGAGTTCGCTTCCGGAAGCGGCCCAAGTCATGTTCCGATTGATGTTAGACCTGCTCGCCAGCCTCAACAGCAAGATCGCGGATCTCGACAAAGAGATCGCACGACGTGCTCGCGAGGACGAAGTATCGCGCAGACTGATGACCATTCCTGGTATCGGCCCAATCTCCGCCACCGCGATTGCCGCTCTAGCACCGCCGGTTGAAACCTTTGCCAAAGGCCGCGACTTTGCCGCCTGGCTGGGCCTCACGCCTCTTCAAAGATCGACAGGTGGCAAGCAGAAGCTCGGCGCGACATCCAAAATGGGCGAACGCACGCTCAGGCGCCTCCTCATCATCGGCAGCAGCGCCGTCGTGCAGCAGGCGAGCAAACGGGGCGCGCCAAAGGGATCGTGGCTTGAACAGATGCTGGCTCGTAAGCCGCGCATGCTGGTAACCGTCGCGCTCGCCAACAAGATGGCGCGCATCATCTGGGCGCTACTTGTAAAGCAGGAAAACTACAGAGCTCCGGTCGCGGCCAAGGCGTGAGCCTGGCGGACCAGAGGTCGTCGCAGGTGTAGTCGGTCGAAGGAGAGTATGGCACAACAGTCGGCTAGACGGGGCCGGAAGAACCAGATGAACCCATCGTGCCTAGAGCACGCATTTATGATTTGGTTCCGGTCCGCGAACTCCCATACGGGCCCGCAGCTCCATCGCTGCATCAGAGGCCGGACAGATGGCAGCATCCGACTACGTGCCAATATTCTTCAAAAACCGCTTGCATCTCCTGGGGCGTCCACAGATGGGTTCACGCCCTGGTTATCCTGGCCACTATCTCTGTAACTATCCTGGCACCGCCAGCGACGCCAGTTGGGAGACATCCGCGCTGCGATCGAGCGTCCAGATCGCCTCGATCAACGGCGTGGCGTCATGGCCTGGATCCCAACCCGCGGCGGCCGAACGCAATTTCGCTTCGAGGTCGCTGTCATCAAGCGGATTGGCGTCGCTGCCGCGCGCCGCCGGCTGCGTCAGCTGGTGGATCCTGCCGTCGGCGGTGGTGATGTCGACCGCAGCTGCGATCGTGGAAAGGCTGTTGTCGCGCAGCACCTCGACCTTGCTCCGCAGCGCCACCACGTCAGGATCGCGCGCGCAGGCGTCGGTAAACTGCTCGAGCCCGGCCTTGCCGGTCACCAGCGCGGCCGCGACCGCGTGCTGCACGCTGACCTGCGACTCGCGGCCGGTCGAAATATCCGGCCGGTCGGTGCGGACGCCGAGCAGCGGATGCCCCCGCACCACGATTCGCGTGACATCGGAGGTCGGATGGTCGCGCCGCCAATCCAGCACGCAATCGAGCACCGGATGAATCACGAAGCCGCACGGATAGGGCTTGTAGGCCGTCGCCATGATTTCCCAGCTTTCGCCCAGACCATCGGTGAGAAATGACGACTTCGGCGCCTCGTTCAGGGCGCCGTAGTAACCTTGAACGCCGCAAAGCGGCTCCGCCGGACCGTCGAAATTCTTCGACGCCAACAACGCCGACCACAGTCCGTTGCGTGCGGCATTGCCGACGCTGACGCTCTTTGCCGGCGTGCCGAGGCATTCGCACAATCCGCTCGACTGTGTCGCCGCGTGTCCCAGCGCCCACACCATCTGCGCGGCCTCAAGCCGTAACAGCTTGCCGGTGCCGGCGGCGGCGCCGAATACGCCGCAGGTCGAGGTGATGTGCCAGCCTCTGTTATAGTGGCTTGGCGACACCGCGAGCCCGATGCGGCATTCGATTTCTTGGCCCAGCACCAAGGCCAGCAGCAAATCGCGGCCGCTCACGCTTTCCAGTTCCGCGAGCGCCAGCAGCGCCGGCGCGACGGGCGCGGTCGGATGGATCGCCGTCGGCACATGGGTGTCGCAAAAGTCGAGCACATTGGC